CCCGCGCCATGTCGACGGCGGCGCTAGGCACCCCATATGCCCAGGCACTGCATAACCTAAGAACCCAATTTAATGAAACTTTATCCTCCTGCGAGAGTATACCACGCATCACCCTCAGCGAGTACTGTGTGGGGTTCCCAGGGAAACCACCACCACCAGCCCACCTAGGTGCATACGGGTCTATCCCGCACCTCCTGAGTTTGCTAAGCTCAGAACGGTACGTGAAGTCCAGGATAGAGACAAGGTGTTCCCTTTCACAAGAGTCAACCCTGTTCACAGCTGCATTAACAGCCGGTCCGTCACTCCACAGTGGACGGCAATCCTCCCTCCTTTCAACAGCACAAAGTACCCTACACGAGATTGAGGGATACACACGCATCCTCCCAACTGTAATAAGTTCCTCTGCGAAGACACCCCTCCCGTGGTAGGAGAAGAAATCTTTCATGTCGGATAAGACCAGGCCTACCGACTTCACGCATTTGGTAAAGTTGTAGTTGGAACTAAAGCTGTGAGAACCGATGTAGTCATCGCCGTTAATACCGTAAAACCCATCCGTACCCGACTGCGCATGGCAGAAGTCTAGGACAAGATTCAAGATAGGCCACGTCAGGGGGTTACCCATTAACGCTGCCCGGCTCGTATACCAGCTCTCGCCCGTACTCTCCCTCACTAAGCACGGGCCAACAGCCCTCATTGACAATTTGCGTAACCAATCAGGAGCCCCCACCCCATTCATTATACCAGAAATAACAGCGTAGTTTACCTCGTGGGGGAGGTAATCTGACGCAGCCTTCAGGTCCAATGAACGGACGCAGTTGTGCCTCGCACCAGTGCTCCAGTCAATTCCGTCGGCCGGGTGTCCTGTGGTGGAACCCTTAATGGCCGGGTGTTTCCGTAAGATGCCCATTAACATCTTGCCCCCCGCTGAGCAAAGATAGTTAAAAGCTGCATCGCCCGGTGTCACCACTCTTGTCTTCCAACCCCGCTCAAGCAGTACAATCCGACGAACTATGGGAACAGAGTCCCATTCCACGTGTAACCAGCACGCAGCAACAGAGAACAACCGCTCCCTGCAAAGTTCCCAACCATCAAGAGACATTTCCGTACAGCGATTGTGTAGAAATGCTACCTCATCAAGTCGGCAAGGATAACTCCGATCCTTGGCCTCGTCATACGACAAGAACGAGTGCTCTCCAAAGAGACCCTCAGGGAATCCAGCGGCTATCATCTCCAACTGAGCACGCGTTTCCACAGAAGTGGCCCGGAACGAGTCGGACAATACACGAATCTCTTCCGCGGCTCCCCCCTTACTCCGAGGGGTCCCAAAGCTAGCAGACTCCGATGGACTAGCGAACTGATATGGAAGACTCCTCCCATATCGCCCCCCAATGCTAACACAGTGGTCGTAGAGATCTTTGAGGACACTCGCCTCAACTACGCCCTTCGACTGCAATATAGCACGATGCTCACACAACGCAGCATCTCCATCGACATCCCTAGGTGCCGGCAATGCTCGGGAAAACCTCGAGAATTGCATTAGGCGCTTATCCCTCTCATTAGCACTCAAAGGCGCTAAGCAAGGGAGTCCACACCTAAACCTCA